AATTACTAATATCAGTTTCTGCAGTTAGCATACTGGATTCAAGAGTATCAATATCACCAGCATTGGTTGAAATAGCAGAAGCATTATTAGAAATAGCGGTATCATTACCTTCAATACCAAGACCTAATTTATTCAAAGATGCGCTAACAGCTTCACCACTTACAATATAAGTAGATGTATAAGTTCTATTACCAACACCGTCATTTAAAAGATCAATAGCTGATTCTAAATCGGTTGGAGCAGTAGCAAGAATCCAGTTTGCTGATGGGTTGGTCCATGGACCAGCTGTACCATCATCATTACTAGCTCCAGTGAAACTCCAAAGGTTGACTATGTCTTCAATAAGCTCGACATCACCTTCCCAAGAGTTAACAAAGTCAGTACGTAGCCACTCATGCTCTTCCATACTACTCATTGTTTTTCTTCTTGGATAAATAAAAGACACTGCAGTAGGAGCTGGATCTGCGCCGCTAAGATCACACTCAGAACCATCAGCGTAGAATTTGATATAAGCATCAGTATCAGCTGTACCGGCATTGTCCGCAGCATCATGAATCATACCATAAATAGTATGATTACTACCATCTTCCATTTCTGCGCCAGTAGCTACATTTATAATATCAACACGACAAACATTCTGAGAACCATCCACATCAAAATAAACACCTGTGTTAGTAGACGCATAAATAGGTAGACCTGTTCTGTCTGTTTGATCAGCGTATGTAACTCCAAGACCTGACAACATAATACCAGTGCTGGTACCAGAAACTGTATAGCCAGAACCACTATTATCCGCTGTAACAGGGACGATAACAGTTTTTGCATCAAGGGTATTATTTTTAATATTTGTTAAATTTAAAGCTTTTGTTTCGGCAGTTCCTGAAGTGGTATCGGTTGGATCGAAATAGTTCCCAAGATCACTATACCAATCGGTAGAGCCTTTAATACTTTTCATCAAAGTTCTTACAACATTAAGGTCATCTTGCAACGACCCAGATACTGTAGGTTCTGCAACAGCAGATGTGTAAATATCAGCTACAGCATCATCGTAAGTTCTAGATCTTCGAATTTGAGTTAATTGTTCTAGAAAACTTCTAGCCATGGGGAATACCTCCCAAATTTATATTTTTTGAAACAGGAGGCATATCTTAAACTACCTCCGTATTGTTTCTAATTCTCTAATTCTTTTTCTAAGAAGCTGACAAAGGGTGTCTTTACCTGATCTAGGAGCTGATTCCTGTAAAGCATATTTAAGTAATTTAATATCCGATATCTTAGGTAAAAGCTCTCTAGCTTGTCTGACTGATAACTCTACAACCTCACCAACTTCCATTTTCTTTGGGTTTATATTTCTTATATCAATTCTTTCAGTTCGGGCGGTAACGTTGACTTCCTCTGTTTTTTCAACTTTTTCCTCACCCAAAATGATTTTCCAATTTTTATTATCCCTTAATTTCACATCTTTTAACCATGCAATAAAGGGATCTCCTTTGGGTAAATCATGTTTCTTACCATATTGATTATACAGTTCATCAAGCGGAATTTTCCCGCCTGGAGCTACAGCTCTTTTCATAGCATGTACCCACATTGATGAAATATTAACTATGCTACCTTTCATTTTGCGTTCTCCTTCTCTGTTTATTAAAACCCTTGTCCTTAATTTAAATCTGTCCCTTGAATTCTATCTATTATGAAATGTAATATATTGGATAGCCTGTGTAAAATTATTCCTGCAAAAAATATGTTAACAACAACATTGTTCAAATACAGGAATGCAATTACTACAAACCACCCCACCCATACAGACGTACAATATCCACAGTCAAGTAAATCATGTACAAAACTACAGAGTTTATTCGTGCGTCTATCAAAAAAGAATTTTCTTATAGGTTTGAATAACTCTGATTTAGTTATAACCTGCGTTAAAGCTTCGGTAAGTATAATTGCAAATAAAATAATTAATAATGTTGTCATTTAACTCCCAATATAATCCCCACACCGCCAGTTATATGGCGGTGCGAGATTATATTTTCATTAATGCTATCTATTATAGACTTCTGTCAATAATACCCATTCCTATCATTCTACTATCCAAGCAAGCAAATCCTATCTCTGCCCAACCAAAGAAACCTTGTTTTTGAACCCTAAGCAGTGTTGGGTCGTCATAGGCTTCGTATTCTTTACGAATAGGCATAACGAGAGAATCGTTGACGCCAAGATCGAAACCTAAGATCTGGGTTTCCCCTAATGTAGAAATTGTACCATCAGGACTTGTCACATTAGGATTATCCAGAAAATAATTATTAAAATAATCTGTACCATCGGCAAGGAATTTGCCATAAGATGATGTACTACCATTAATGTTGTACATACCAGTAGCACCTAAATGCTGTACCTCATGGAGAGTTACATTCCAAATTTTGCCCATTCCAGCAGCTTGAAAAATCTCCCGTCTGGTTACCGGATCAATGTCCGTATCTGTCCACTCACGAATATCAGCAGCATCTTCTGGAGATACATACAAATCTGTAAGTGTTCTACCGATTCTCTTAAAACCTACCATCATTTTGTTGATAAGTTCTTTTGAAAGATAACCGGCGCCAGTACCAGTAGGATTAATTTCATAAATCGGAGCAGGTCTAGAGCCTAACAGACCTTTACCTGAGAAAGCAGATGTAGCTGCAGGCATAATTACCCGCCATCCACATTCCTCTTCGTAATTAGCTAAATCCTTAGCCGCTCTAGCAGCAGCTCTCTGTGGAATATCAATTCGAGAGTCCCTAGCGTAAGTAATTTTCCAATCCGCAGACGCATCAATGGTAAACGTAGGAACATACACTTCTTCCCCGATACCCTCGATGAAGTTTTGAGCTACATAACCAAGTCCAGGTAATACCCAAACTGGAATTTCAAAATCTTCAGCGATTGGATACACAGCTTGTGCACCCGGTCCCAGTCTTTCGACTGCGAATAATTGACGCATAATTGATTCTAATTCAATCTTCTGCAAAATTGGAGTTGTTAATGCAGCTGCAAAAGCTCTGTAAGCAGCCAGGCCCTCAGGTGTCTGGATATCGGCTGTGGCTTTAAAAAGCTCCATCATTTCTTGTCTTTCCATAATAACAACTCCTCCTCATATTCTTTAATTTTGGAAGCACTATATCATGTGCTTTAATCCATATTTATATTTGTATTTATATCAAAAGTTTAATTCTAATTGGGTACAGCGTGGTGTTAGCAATATTAGCAGCTACTTTAGCTTGGCTAGCGCCTTTAACAACTTTAGCAACTATAGTTACATTAACAGCTTCGCCTGTAGTTAGATCATCTTCGTCGGCTGCCAAAGTAATATTATCAGTTACCTTTGCTTCATCATTAGCTGCATAAAGACAAGAACCAGGTGTTAAATCTCCTGATACCTCACTATCTACCATAGTAGCAGTATAATGTACTGTATCCCAAATACCAAGGTGTGCTACACCAAGTGGTGCTTCTTTAGTACCATTGATAGCTCCAGCACTATATGCAGGCTGTGCAATAACATCACTGGAACCAAGGTCGCCAGGCATCATAAATCCAGCTGGATGCACTTGATGATATCCAGTTTTTACTTTCTGCATAGCGAAACCAAAAACAGTGCAAAGGTCAGTATCACCAGAAACCATTTTAGAAACTATAGCTTCCTGATTAGTAGCATCACTATTTAATTTTAGAACTGAACCTGCGTAGCAAATTACTCCGCCAACACCGGTGGCATCAGAAGCTTGCGCCTGGTAACTGCAAAATTGATTTTCTACAACAGGATGTCTAGGTATAAACATATCCGTCTTCCTCCTTAATCATTCTTTTATTTCTTAGTCTTTTCTTACCATCAAACCTGCCATGGCTTTTCCTAATTTAGCATATCTTTCTTTCATCCCTTCATCAGGAATGATTTCAAAATTTAATGCTGCCGACATGGCATGTTGTGGATCTATATGAGCTGGCTCTGCAGCTTCTTCTGATTCGCCTTCTTCACTAGCTTCTTCTGATTTTTCTTCAGATTCCGCTCCTTCTTCTGACTCTGCTTCGGCGCCTTCTTCAGACCCCTCATCAGCTTCTTCTGATTCTGGCTTC